GGATAAGGTTGGAGTTGCTGTGGATAATAAGGTCAGAGAGATTTTATTTCTTGACCTCATTAACAGTAAACATCTTATGTCCCTTTTTGGGACAGCAACAACCGTGGTTAGTTGGTCAAAATCATTGCCTTCAGGGCATTTCCTTACGAGTACGGTCAATTCAATGCTTTCTTTATCACTTATAGTCTCCGGTTATCTGGAGCTGACGGGTGATGGGGATTTTTGGGGTCATGCATCCGCGGCAACGATGGGAGATGACAATTTGGCCTCAGTTGATTATACTATGGCTGAGTATTTCAACCAGGTCACATTGGCTGAGTATTTGAAGCAGGAGTATGGTATGACATATACTGCTGGGAGGAAGGGAGAAGAGCTGAAGGAGTTTGTTGGAATAAACAATGTTATCTTTTTGCAGCGTCGTTTTGCACGCAAGAATGGTAGGATTGTTTGTCCCATTCGTCCCGAGTCGTTTTTGTTTTCCCTTTATTATACAAACAAAGGGACTGAAGTTTATAAAAACGAGGTATTATGCGCTGGTATTGAGAACGCATTGGAGGAGTTGTCCATGCATGATGAGTCGAAGTGGCTTCCTGTGGCTCGAAAGTTGGCCACTATGAAGAAGAGTCTAGGACAAACTACCAACCTCATGTATGAGGATGGGTCCACGAGTTACTTGGAGACTGTTTTGAGTAAGATTCCAAGTTATTTGTGAGGTTGTGCATATACGCTGGACCACAGGATAAATCATGGGACTATGATAATGTGGTTTTTGGACAGGGTACAGCCAGAACTGTTGGCTTTTTAGCCTTACTACTCAGGCGCAGTTTGCCAGAGAAGATGTCCCAAATCATTGTGTGTGGGTATACACGATGAGGTTTTTTATTACCCGCTACTTCCATACAAACTTCCAAAGAGGATTTGAAAACCGATGTTACAGAATGTAGCATCATGGACGATTCTATGACTATTGCTGGTACCAGTACAGAGTCATTGGGCGTAACCACCTTCACACATGAAGCGTGTGAAGCGGTTGATGCTATTGCACATTACAAATCGTCCACCATCCTGAACAAAAACAACGATTTTCAGGATGTTTTATCTTATTTTCAAGGCCCAGGGCAATTTCATCTGGGTCTTTCGCATTTGGTTCTTATGTACCATACGTAGAGGTTATCACTATGCCCATTTTAAAGAGTTGGTTTCCGCAGTTGTCGGGGAGGCTTGGTGGTGCTTATGGTTGGCGTTTTAAGCTACGTTTCAGGTTACAGGTAGCTGCAACACCATTTCATCAGGGCATTTTTGCCATGTCTTTCGAGCATGGTAAGATAGCATCCGTTGGTCAGAATTTGGGTTATGCACGAACTAGTCATTCAGCATTGTGCACCAACATCCCACATGTGCGGCTTGATATTTCTGAATTGACGGCTGTTGAACTTCATGTACCTTTCATTTTTAGGGATGAGTTTTTGGTTCTTGATAGTACTGAAAGTTATGGGACA